CCGCAAAGATCGCCGGCATGAAGATTACTATGAAGAAGGCGATTCTAGAAACTGACCCTGAGGTTCGTGCGGCTTATGAGCGTTGGGTAGAGGGTATGATCGATGCTGCGAACTGTAGATTCACCAAAGCAGTAGTCCAGCTCTTTGAGAAAACAGTTACTGAATATACTGCGGATAAAAATACTCGTCTTAAGATTATTGAGATTGCGACAGCTAGCAGTTATCGTGATGCTACTTGGGCTATTAATAAATTAGCTAGCAGAGCAACAGCACCTTTCCGAGCGGCGGTTGAACAGAAGGTGTGCACAGGTGTTTCTAATGATGTAACATTTTAAGTTTTATGCTAGTGATTGTAAACTACTTTTTATTTGCTAAATTATTTAGATTATAGTTAAAAAGGAGTTGCTTCGTTTATGTTTTATATAGTTTTCTCTGAATACGATTTTAATGAACTTAACCAAAATTTGCCCGCGATGATTTGTCAGTACGCAGGTAGATCAAAGACTGCAGCATTAGAGACATTTAGTGATATTATGCATTATGTTTTTAGCACATCTTCAACTCGTAGCGGTAAATTGCATTTTGCCTGTTTTGATGCTGATTTGGCTTTTATAAAAACTTTTGAGCAAAAAATTAAGGACATACAAGAGCAAAATAGCAGTTTTATTTTTGAAGAGGATGTCACTGTTCAGGATATTCGTATGTTTAAAAAAAATCTAAATATGGCTATTTGTGCACATGTGTTAACACATTCTTGTTATAAGTTTATTAATGATTTTAACCATATAGAATGTGCGGAGTGCAAGAAAACCAATGTAGTTTTACGTAAGAATGCTTATGGTAGCCTTCTTTGCACTGATTGCTGGAATGATAAATATATGCGTACGCTCAATGGTCAAGTTGAGTATGTTATTAGCCTTGCTACTGGTGAGTATAAAATCGAAGCTTTTAGCGAAGATGATCGTCAAAAAATAGCAAAGTGTTGGATTACATTTAAAGATAAATTAAACAAAACTGCAGATGAAATCGCTTTTATAGAAACTACTGTAAAAGCTGCCGGTTTAAATCTTGATGTAGAACCTTATGATACAAAATAATCAATAGAATAATCTTAATGAATAAACTGTGTAATTTTACGCAGTTTATTTTTATATTTTTGTGCGGTTTGTCAGTTTACAAATCAAATAAAATATGATATAATAAGCATGTAAGTTAATGAATGGCTTACATGCTTATTATAATTACTTTGGAGGAAATTGTTATGGCTCATTGTGCAAAATGCGGAAAGGTAGTAACGGTTCTTTTTACGACTTCTTATGGCGAAGTTCTGTGCGAAGACTGTTTGGTAGACCATCTGATGACCGATAAAGGTAAGGTCGAATATATGATTAGTATCTGTCTTGGTGATACTCCTATCACTGATTATGACGCTGACTTTCTTGGTCACGTAGGTGTGTGTTGGAAGAAGTATCGTGACAAGTTTGACCTCGCTGCGTCTGAGATTCGTTTAATTGAAAATAAAGCTGTAGAGCTTGGTTTATTATAAGGAGGTTACTATGAAGAAGATTCATATTGTAGTTGAACATGGTTTAGTTCAGGAAGTTTATGTTGAAGGTATCACAGATGTTGAGGTCGAACTTCATGACCTCGATACTGATGACTGCGAACAATTGAACTTGGTGAAAAAAGATATTGCTCAGCTTATTAATAACGGCGCTGATAAGGTTTATTAAGGAGGAAACTAAAATGTCTACACAATGTGGAATTGCTATTAAATCAGAAAAAGGATATGAAACTATTTATGTTCATTCTGATGGTTATCCTGATTATATGTGGCCAATGTTGACTGAGAATTATAATTCAGAAGAGTGGGCTAGAAAACTCGTTGATGCCGGAGATGCTAGCTATATTGCAGAGAAATTCGAAACTGACTTGCCTCATAGCTTTGATAAACCTCAGTTTGATACGTGTTGTTTCTATCATAGAGATCGAGGAGAAGACTGGGGAGACGTAGAACAAACAACTTATGAAACCAAAAAACGGTTGTTTAACTGCTTCTATTATTCTTATATCTGGGAAAATGGTTGCTGGAATTTCTATAAGGGCGGAAGGAAGATTTACTAATGGATATTAAGCAGATTAAAAAAGAAGTAGAATATTATTTGGGTAGAAAGGCTACAGATGAAGAAGCCAACGAAATCTTGGGCTTTGTAGAATATTGCCCTAGTGCTTCTCTTGAAGAGATTATTTTAGGTTACTATGGTTGTTAAGGAGATAAATAATGAAAACACTTCAACATTTTAATAACTTTGTAAAAGAAATCACAGAGTCTAATAGCAGATTACATAAGCAGGCGGTACTTAAGAAGTATGCTGATGACTCTATCATCTGTAAGTATCTTCAGATCGCTTTCGATCCTTATAAGGTCTTCGGTATTTCGACTAAGAAACTTAGTAAGGTAGTAGGAGCTAGCGGTGTTACGACCATCGAGTCTGTCTTTGAGTTTTTTGAGTATTTAGAAGAGCATAACACAGGCACCGATCGTGATATCAGTGTTTGTCAAGAAGTCCTTAACTGCGTATGTTCTTTTGATCGTGAGTGTGGCGTGCTGCTCGAGTCTCTTATCTGTAAAGACCTTTCTATCGGTTGTGACTCTAAAACCATTAATAAAGAAATCCCTGATCTGATTCCTACTTTTAATGTACAGTTGGCTAATAAGTACTTTGACAAGCCTCAGTATGTGGACGGTAAGTCATTTGCTATCACTACTAAGATAGATGGCGGTCGTATCATTGCTCTAAAGGAGAATGGTCAAGTCTCATTCTTTACTAGAGCGGGTCAGAAGTACGAGGGTCTCGTAGACCTGGAAGATGAGATGTCTCGCTTGATGCCTGACAACACTTGTCTTGACGGTGAGATTACTCTTTTAGTTCGCGGAAATCTTTCTTCTAAAGAAGCTTATAAAGAAACTATGAAGATTGTCCGTACTAAGGATAAGGAAAAGCACGGGATTAAGATGCTTGTCTTCGATGCTATGTCAGTATCCGACTTTAAGACCCAGACTTCTTCTATGACCTATATTCAACGGAGACAGATGCTCGACTGTATGTCTGCTTTTGATACCGCAAGATACTTTGAACTTTTGCCAATCCTTTACCGCGGTTCCGACACTTCTAAGATTACTGAAATCTTAGATGAGGAAATTGCGAACGGTGAAGAGGGAATCATGATTAACATCTGCGATGCGCCGTATGAGTTTAAGAGAACTAATGGTCTTCTTAAGGTAAAGAAGATGCAGACTATGGACCTTGAAATCGTCGGCTTTGAAGAAGGTACTGGTAGACTGGCCGACACTCTTGGTGCAATCCTTGTTCGCTATAAGAACGGTAACGTAGTAAAAGTTGGTTCTGGATTCTCTGACGACCTCCGAGTAACTATCTGGAATAATCAGTCTGACTATCTTGGTAGCATCTGTGAGGTTCAGTACTTTGAGTCCACAACAAATGCAGACGGTGGTGAGAGTCTCAGATTCCCGATCTTCAAAGACTTCCGACCTGATAAGACCGAAGCTGACTATTAAATTATTAATTTAATAAATTATTAAAACCTGTGTATAAAACTGCACAGGTTTTTTCTTTTATATTTGTGCAATATTTTTTACAAAAAAGGGTTTACAAATGACGAAAGATGTGTTATAATATTATTGTCAGTTAATGAGAGGACACTGACTGACAAAAAATCATACATATATTTATTTACGAAGGAGAAAACAAAATGACTATTTACGAAAGATTTGATGAGATGATTTGCAACACGGAATTCGACCTGGAAAATGCTAAACAAGCTTATTATGAAACTGAGGCTGGGCTCGTAGTTACTATTAGTGAGCTTGTTAAAGAAGCTGAAGTAGTCAGTACTATGTATGGAACCGGCACTGTTGTAAGTACTCAGGGTAAGACTATCGATGATATTATTATTGATGTTGAGTTTCCTGAAGTCACCAAGCGTTTTTCACTTGCACATATTATATCGGGTAATAAATTCACTAAGTTTACGGATGAAAATATTTATGAGATTTGGAATCAGGTATTTAATGCCCACACTAATCTGACTTCTGCTTATAAGGCTGTGGAGCAAACAATGCTCCAGAGACAAGCAGAAGCAGAAAAGAAAGCAGAAGCAGAAAAGAAAGCTGAAGAAAAATATCAGAGACAGAAAGCAAAAGCACTTCAGGATTTTGATACTTTGGCCAAACAAGCGAATAATACCTTGAGTGATGCCGATGAATTCTACTATGCTCTTGGCTGGTTGGCGAAGCACGTTGGTTCTATGACTGCAATTCTTCCTGATTATCTTGGACCTGCTTTTGAGAAGCACTTTGGTACAGAAGCACCTAAGACTCTTGTTGATAGTAGAGCTAAGACTTCTGGAGGCTATGCGAAACAGTGGAGCTGGGAGTTTAAGTGTACTATTAAAAAACTTAAGGAGACGGTTGTGCCTGCTTGTATTCAGCATGTGACTACTGACTTCTCGAAAGGTATTCATAATACTGCTTTTTTGTGGGACCTCGTATATAACTACGGATTCCAATTCGGTAAGAAACAGAATATCGACGAAATCAAACAAACTATTCCTAATAGTTATATGGCTTCTTTTGAAGCTGGCCTTATGGCATAACGTACATATCAAAGTGCACAGATTATTTATTAAAGTCTGTGCACTTTGTCAGTTTACAAATGAATAATTTTGTGTTATAATATATACATAAATAAGGAGGTTAACTGATATGACGAGAAACGAATTTGAAGAGATGGGCCTTGAAGAGCTTGTTGAGTGGGCTTGTGAAAATATTGATGATGTAACAACAGAAGAAACCCTTCTTGATTTCGCTAAAGCGAAGATTGATGATGATAACATCTATCTCGCCATCCACGTTCTTAAAGCAATTTGGGAGAGCGGCGAAGCCTATAATGGTTACTATCTTTATGACTATAATATGGGTACTATGGAGACCCCAACGCCCATTACTTGTAAGGAAGACCTTGAAGACTACATTGATGAGGAGGATTGAAAAATGAAACAAGTCAGTTATAAATATAAAGTAGGAGATACTGTAAAGTTTAAAGATAAGTTTCATCCTTCCGCATCATGTGGTCTTGAGGCTCTCGCAGGAACAACTGCTAAAGTAGTAGCTCAAGAGTGGTGGGCAAAGCCTTGTTACAGACTTGAAGGTCATGATAGTTTATATACAGAAAAATGTTTTAGCGGTTTAGCTTAAGGAGGATTAAGTATGTTTGAATACATAGCACTTGGTATTGCTTGTAGTACCGTTGGATTTCTTTTAGGAAGATTAAGTAAATAACAGTTGGAGGATTAAAAAAATGGAAACAAGAAAAGCAACTAATAAAGTTTTAGAACTCGCAGAAGAAGGTATGATCTCTTGGAGCTCTCTTGCTATGATGGCTCTGAAGTGGATGTCTGAAGATGAGGTCGCTGATATGTGTAAAGCAAACGATATCCTTATTGATGATGACGAAGAATAAAAGTACATAGATAAACCGGTAAAACTTTGTGCAGTTTGCCGGTTTACTTTTTTATATTTATATGTTATAATATAATCATAAAATAAATATTTGGAGGATACGAATATGACTAAGCAAGAAAAGATTGCTATGTATAAAGAAAAGAGAGCTTTTGTAAAAGGTATCAGTAAGGTATTTGAAACCAAACCAGCTGGTTCTTCTGTAGAGAGCCTCGACTATGAAGTCTATGAAAAAGAAATCGCTCGTGATGAAAATATCTATCGTGAAATTGTAGAGTTCGTGATTGTACATTTCTTCGGAGGTGGTAAGTCTGTTAAGGTCGTGACTGGTAATAGTAATACCGCAAACTTTAGAGTACTTGGTACTATGCTCAATGGTGGTTACTATGATGAGAATCTTCGTTACGATTCTATGATCGAAAATGGCTATGAACTTGTGGAGTTGAAGGAGGATTAAGATGGATACTGGATTGACTTCTATCAGACCTGAATTTGAGATCACTCGTACTAACGAGCAGAAGGAAGTGTTCGCTGAGTATAAAGACGTGATTCTGAAGGTAGACTATTTCTGGAACAGTCACGGTGAGTTAATCAACTGGAATGAGAGCGTTGAGGATCCTACCTTCTGGTCTGGAGTAAATGTTAAACTTCAGAAGTATACTTTCACCGAACATCTCCTGGATCGTGATTTCGACTTCGAAGTTCATCAGCTCTTGGTTGACGGGAAACTGATCGGTGGTGATGTAATCAGTCACAGAGTTAGTAAAGACTTTCTCGGAGTTGAGACTGTATACTGTCGTGTTGCGGTAGGTTGGGGTTAATATGATAAAAGAAAAAGAACTTAGTTGGATTAAACTTTATAATCCTCCGCCTCTTTATGTACCGCGCAACTTTGAAGAGTATGTAGACACTACTAAACAATATTGTAAGCAGGTCTGGGATGACGGGTATGAAGAAATCTTTAGACTCGCAGGTAAAACATTATAAAAATTTTTAAACTTTTTTCAAAAAAGGGGTTTACAAATTGAAAAATATGTGTTATAATATAATTGTCGATTAGAGATAACGACTACATATTATAACACATTTTATTTTTGGAGGAACTTTATTATGGAAATCGGAACCGCTTTAATCTATCTTTTCTTGGTATTCGCTTTTATGTTTTTATTAAGCGTCTGCGGTTGGTTTGCCGAGAATACTAAAGTTGGTATTAAGTTAACTGACTTTATGGTTAAGAAGATGTTTGGTATCAATGTTAATGATTTGGAGGACTAAGCTATGAGTGAGATTATGAAGATTAGATTACTTGCTATGATCGACGAAGAGATGAAGCAAGTAGTTGGAATGATTTCTAACGAAACCCTGTGGATGCATGGAAGTGATACTCAAGAAGAGTCTCAGATGCACATTGACAATATGGCAGACCTTGAAGAATACAAAGCTCTGCTTCTCAGAATGAGAGATAAAGTTGTAGAGGAGGAGTTCGATGTTTGATCAAGAAAAGTATCCTATTCGTGAAGAGTGGGAAGAGTATTATAAAGTTTTAGAAGGTATCAGACGAACTGGTGTTTGCAATATGTTTGGAGCAGCTCCTTATCTGAAAGAGTTCTGTCCTGAGCTCTCTGAGAAGTTGGCTCAAGCAATCCTGGTAAACTGGATTACTAACTATGACGAGCTAAATAAGAAATACGGATTTAGAGATTAACGAAAGAAGGTACATATACAAATGAATACTAAGAATACTACTATGCTCAACAACCTGACAGAGTGGGTTGAAGAGATTATCGAAGCTGCGAAAGACGATAACTGTTTTTCTATCGCCTGGTTTAAGGATACTGAGAACAAACCTTTTAGTATCATCGGCGGATGGATGGAAGGATTCTCTGAGGATTACTCTGACCTTCTCTGTATTAGCAAGTCTAATCCTAAGTATGCGATGTGTATTAAGATCGCAGTCAACGAAGGTCCGTATGCTTATACTGACTTCGAATTAATGGACATGCCGATCAACAAAGAAGGTGATGTAGACGATACTTGCATTGCTCTTGAGTATAACGATGATCCTAAAGCTACTGCTGAGTTCTTCTTGGGAGAGTGGGAACGGATTATGAGAGAGTACGGCGAAGATGAGGAGATTTGAGTATGAAAAGTTGGTTTAATAAAATTAAAGATTTCTTTAGTAAACGTAAAGATAGAATCGTAAATGCTATTAAGTTTTGGTTGTTGACTTGGATGATGTCTATGGGCTTTTGGATTTCTTATGTCTTTATCTGGTATGCCCTAGGACTTCCTCTGGTTAATTGGGGTCTGTGGATCTTACTTGCTCTTGCTTTTGCTAGTGAGTGGCTTTATATCAAGTGGCTTCAGAATTGAGGTGTCCAATGAAACTTAAAAATGCTATTAGTGAATTTCTTAAGATTCTAGGTTACTTTCTTGGCGTCTTCGGTGCATTCGGTATGGTTAATGTACTAGGAGCACTTGAGTTAGATAGGATTACTATCCGACAATTTTTTATTTATGAATTTATTTCATTTGTCATTTTTATCTCGGCTTTTATCGTATATTATATTAGAAAGAATTTTAAACGTAAGTATATTGAAAAATAATTAAAATCAAAAGGAGAATTATTATGGGATATTATGGACCTTTGGAAACCTGGAAAGTTGTTTACTTCTTGCCTTCTTCTCAATGGGGTATGAATAATACTGGAGTTGCTCTGGTAGAAGCAGATAGTCACCAGATGGCAATGCAGACTTTTATGGAGCAGTATTCAGGTCAGTACTCTACTATTAAGAGCTGTCAGAAGCTGCTTGGTTAAAGTTTAAAAGTTTTTAGAAAAAGTTACTAAATCTTAAAACTTTATATCGTATAATAAAACAGAGCGTAGCGGTGTGTTTGAATGTGTTTTATATTTAAAACCGCCGACTGGCTTAGCGGGTGGGCGGAATGTGTGATTATATATTTTTTCCTCCAATTTCTTTTCCTCCTTCTTTTGAATGATAAATTTTGTAAAGTATACACCGCTACGCTCTGATGATCTTTTTAATCAGAAAAGTAAATAAATATTTCACCTCCTTTTTTTATTTCTTTTTAAGACCGTCTAAAACGGTCTTTTTTCTTTATATAAACACTTTTCATATCGTATAATATAATAAGATTAAACTAAGGAGAAGAGACGTATATGAGTAAATATACTTGTTATTACAATAAGAATCAAAAGGTTTACAGAGAGCTAGCGGAACGTTGGGCAAGATGGGCTAAGACTGTAAAGCTTTCGCCTGAGGAAATCCGCGGTACCTCTAAGTTCTTTAAAGACATCGCAGTTCGCTTCGGACTGATCACTGAGTTTAGAGAACTTGGCGTAATCTTATAATAGGTTTATAAAGGAGAAAGAACGTATGTTTTATTACAAAGTAGAATCAAGCCATTGGTCGAACACACTTGAGTTTAAGTCTAAGATTCCTTTGAAAGAAGGACAGTGTTTCAGGATCACTGATCATGACGGTCTTAGACCCTATCCTACTAGATTCAAAGTAGTCAAAGTATCAGATACTCCTGAGTACTCTGGAACCTTGGTTGAGATGCTGAAGGTTGATACCGAAGTAGAAGGATTCTAAATAACCCAGAACCGTATCGATTACTGGTGCGGTTCTTTTTCTATATAAAAGCTATAGAATAAATTTTAAACTTTGTGCGTTCTGCATATTTACATTCTATAATAAATACGGTATAATATATACATAATAAAAATTACGGAGGAATATAACATGACACAGAAAGAGGTAGCCATTCAATGTTTGGAGAAACTCGACATCTATAAACCTTACGTAAGAAAGTTTAAATCGAAAGCCGGCATTCCTTGTTTCTTTGAAAACTTTGGTGGGTTCTACGTTGATCAAGAACCTGATGTTTGGAAGAAAGTAAAAGAGGTCGAAGCAGAATATGATTGTGTAGTCTATGCTCTTACTCATGAATTTATTGATGGTGATGAGATGTGGTCTATGCTTTGTGCTACTAAAGATTATGAGATGGACGACCTTATCATGGATGCTGATAATAATTGTTACTATGTCTTCGCTTATGTTTGGAATAAGAATAATGAAGCATTCTCAGAATTCGGAGATATCTTTGTTAAGTCTTTCGGCGGTGGCATCAGACGTGAGTATTGATTAATAAGTGTTTGCTAAATTAACTGTGTGGACTTTAACTACACAGTTAATTTTTTTATTGTATAATAATAGAGAACTATATTTAGGAGGATACACATGATTGATACAACTATAATCAATACTGCTAGACAGCTTAAGAAAGAACTCGATGCAGCTTACCTTGTATTCAAGAAGAAACCTACTACAGATAACGCAGCAACATGGAATGCTGCAACTATAGCTTTCAAAGATTTCTGCGTAAAGACTATCGAAAGTTTGATCGAGGATACTGGAGCATCTAATAAAGAACAAGAGATCTTAGCCAACTTAGAAGAGTATAAGACCTGTAAACAGTGCGGCACTGAACTACTGTATCCTACAAATAACCATCACTACGTAGCAAGCTCAGATTTCTTAGAAGACTTTCCTGGCTGGTGCTATTGCTGCTTAGAAGAACACTGTGTAAAGACTGACTGCGAAAGCTGTAAGGTAGCAGCTGATCCTGCTGCTTGTTCTTTTAAAGAAGTTAAGAAGCTCGCTCTACAAGGTAAGTAGATGGTACAGATATGTTCATTGTATTCGCTACTATGCTTCTAGCAGCTGTTAGGTCTTTCTACGTAGCAGCAGCAGAGTGTTTCATCTTCTGGTGTGCTACTAAGCTACTTTGGAATATATTCTCTACTAAAGAGTACTGTATTCTGCTCACGGTTCTGTGGATCGTTAATTTTATTATCTCATGTTTTAAGATAGTAAGACTCTTTAAAGAGTAGACTTAATGTCGGTTACCCTATGGTGATCGACATTTTTTTTATTTTATATTACTAGATTTAGAATTAGAAGATCGTATAATATATCAGATTAATTTACGAAGGAGAATATATTATGAAATTTAATCAGGTAGAAAACACTTACATCTGTCAGTTTAGCAAACCTCGGAACAGAGAGATTCTGGAAGGATACAAAGCTCGTAGAGATAAGAGCGGTGCTGAACTTGCTAGATATTATGTTACTATAGTTAATATTCTCAAAGGTACTCCTGCTTACGGTGTATCCGGAGTTAATAAGATGTTGAATGAACTAACTGAAAAAGTTAGAGCTACTCTTACTGGCGCGAAGAGAGGTAAGACATCTGCCTATGCTCATGCTGGCTGGTTACTCAATCAGTTAGATTTCTTTGGAGATGAAGAAGCAAAACCTTATTATAAAGGTCGTTACAAGCTTGCACCTCTTCTTACCGCAGAAGAACTTGAACAACTTACGATGCTTGTTTAAGGAGACTATACATAATGAAACCAATTGTTAAATGGGTTGGGGGCAAGCATCAACTGTTAGATAAGATTAAAGAACGACTTCCTGTTAACTTTAATAAGTATCCATATCAGAAGTACTACGAACCTTTCGCAGGCGGTCTTGCGGTTCTACTAGATATTATGCCGACTAATGCGATAGTTAACGATATTAATCCGGAGCTTACGAACATGTATCTTCAGATTAAGTATAATGTTAGTAGAGTAATAGATGAATTAAAGAACCTTGATTCATGTCATGAGGAGTACAAAGAACCGAAGGATTTCTACTACATAGTTAGAGAAGAATTTAATAAGATGCTAGGATCAAACACTGCAGAGCAAGCCGCTAGATTCATCTACATCAATAAACACTGCTTCAATGGACTGTACAGAGTTAATAGCAAAGGTGAATTCAATGTTCCTTTTAACGGGAAACTCTCTGGTAGATCCTTCGATGAAGATCATCTTCGCAATACAGCAGAAGTATTAAGTCATACTTTAGTGCTTAACAAGGATTTCGAAGAAGCGGTTAAAGGTGCTGGCATGAATGACTTCGTATTCTTCGATTCCCCTTACGCACCGCTTACACCTACATCTTTTACTGACTACACTAAAGAAGGATTCAGCTACGAGGATCATGTGCGGCTCGCAAAGCTTTTCAAAGAGTTGACTAACAGAGGATGTTACTGCATGCTCACCAACCATGATACGCCGCTGATCAGAGAACTCTATAAAGACTGTAAGATTGAAGTAGTAGATGTCCGCAGAAGTATCAACCGAAATGGTTCTGATCGTAAAGGTAAAGAAGTAATCATTACTAACTATAATCCTACCGGAGAAACCTTCGAGTTCGAGCCGGAAATCATTGAAGCATATGATGATACTATACTCGATGATCTATGTCAGGAGTTATTCAACCGCGTTGGATTACCGCAAAAGTTTTTTAGTAAAGGAGATATGTAAATATGGGTTGGTTTGACGCAGTACCTACCTACAAGAGTGGGGACGCACCAAAGTATAAGGTAGGAGATAAGGTATATAAACTAACTATTATTCTTCCAGAGTTTAATAAAAAGAAGTTACAGAAGTTCTGTGTTCCTTGTGAAGTTACCGGAGTATCTGACAAGAAGAGCGGATTCATCTTTAGAGAGTTTACTTATACTATTAAGTCCGCGACAGGCGAGATTATTGAAAACGTTTATGAGTCAGAACTTTATACTGAATACCAGAACGTACCGGAAACTAAGAATCCGGATATTACTTTTAAAGAAGCTGTAGAAGAAGCACTAGAACAAATGACAGAGGATACATTATAAGGAGATATAAATATGACTAGAAGTGAAGAAGCTATTATCAAAGGATTCCTGATGGGAGCCCATAAAGCAGTTGAAGATGTGCGTACACAGGATACTAATAAACTTGCTACTGCACAAAGCGCGTACGACATTATCTGTAGACTTGCAGAACAGCTTAAGGTAGATAATCCCTGTAAGAAGTAAGCTAGGAGGTAAGTCTACATGGTATACGAAGAAAAGCATGTTGGAACCGCGACAACAGTAAATGAACTAATTCAGCTTCTTAGTAACCAACCGCTCGGAGCAACTGTAGATGTAGCAGCGAGTTGTCACATGTCAGATGTCGAGGTGTGGTATGATGAAGGTACTAATACTGTATTATTAAAATAAGATGTTAAATTTGAACTCTACTGATTGTATAATATCAGTAGAGTTTCTTTTTTTATAGGAGATGAGATAATGTCAGTCCGAGTTAATTCTAATACTGAGCTTTTAGGTGAGAAGTTCTCTACCGAATATGATGCGTGCTGTGAATGGTGTACTAGAACTACTCTAGAAAAATATTATGAAGTTCGAACCGACGGCAAAACAAATCAGATTATATCAGATAAAGAATTTTATATAGTATCAAGTACTACTAGACATTTTAATGGAGTTGAAACTAACTGGCGACTTGATGATGAAGAATGCTTTGATTCCTTGTCAGCCGCGGAAGAGTACTTTAATAATTATTAAAGGAGTCAATATCTATGCAGAAAGTAATGTGTGAACACTGTAAAGCAGAAGTACCTGTTATGTTGTACTTCCACGATCCGAAGATTCTAGTTGAGGAAGATCATTTACATATGTGTACTAACTATGAGGCAGTGGTATATGGAAAGTCCATCTGTCCCTATTGTGGATCAGATATAAAGAAGACGTTTAAGAAGTCTATTACTAAAGAGAATATTATTGATCTGGCAGGAGGTCGAGGAGAATGATTACCATAACCGACTTCATCATTGCAAGTTCAGTCATGAGCATCTGCGCAGCGATCATCGTAGGAGTCCTAGTATATTGTATTCTTAAGAAGAAACATGATGAAGACATTGACTGGTTGTTCAACATGATCTGTAACAATAAAACAGAAGTTAGTAGATTTTATGAAGCGTATCAGGATCATCTATTTAATTGCCACTCCTGTTATGAACGACTTAAATATGAACACTTTGAAAAAGAGGATTAAGATATGTATTTCATTACGACCTTTACTAAATACGAGCTGGACCAGTGTGGCTTTCCAGATACCGGAGCTACGAGGACTGTTGGTTACTATACTGATAAGGAAGACGCTTTTGCCGCTGTCCTCGAGAACAGATGCGACCTTTGGGAAACTATCTATACTTATGCAGTAGTAGAATATCTAACTCCTGGTTTGTATCCACTTGCCCTCGAAGATGATCGCTGGTTCTTTAAGTGGAATAACGATACTAAGCGATATGAGCCTATTGACCCGATCAATGATAACTTCGGAAACTATGCTTTCGGTTAAGGAGCTTTAATATGAAGATACTAAAAGAAAAGAGTACAGAACGTAGCGGCAACGATTGCTGGATCCAAGCTACAGTAGTATTACTAGAATTCTCAGATACTAACTTTCTTGTTGTATCTACGGAACAATTTATCGGTGGTTGGACTGATAATGATATTGCTACTAGTACATGGGAATTTAAGAATAGCGACGAAGCTTACTCTAAATATAATCAAATATCTGGAGGTATGAGATAGTGTATTATATAAATAAGAGCTGCCCAGTATGTGGCGGATACGTGATAGTACTAGACAATGGTTCTGAGGTATGTGAGAAGTGTCATTACATATTACCTAGTACTAATGCGGCTCAGATGTCTGATAGTACTAAGTCCAGTTCCTCAGATAAATATTGCGTAAGATGTAATACTAAGTTAGAGCTACTTGGTGATTGGTGGGCTTGTCCTGAATGTGGTTATGGATATAGAATAACTCCCGGAGATCCACCGGAACTGACTGAAGAGTATATTAAAGAAATGGCGAAGAAGATTACTGATACGCCTTTCTATGTTCATGGTACCGCAGTAGGTAAAGCTATTGGTTCCTTAGAACCGCAGACATTGACTATTACTAACTGCGAAAAGTTTAAGGTGCAGCTACGAGAGATCGATGTAGAATTCGAGCTTGAACCGGATAAACTAGAAAACATAGATACTCTTATTATAAACGGTTATAAGTATGTAAAGGAGAAATAACTATGGCTGTAATATATACTGAACCTCAGTATCACGGTAAGAGACCTGGCGGACATGGATATGAGCATTATACCAGAGAAGTCTATTGTACTTGCGGTAAGAAGATAGGTACACAAACTAAGTACGACGGTTGGGATAACTTTAGCTTTGATGATAGAGAAAAAGCAGAATATAAGTTCTGTCCTTATTGTGGAACTGAGATAACTTATAATAAGTAATTAAGGAGGATTAATATGGTTACTTTATTAAATACTAGACCTTATAAAGAACAGCCAGTTCCAGAAGTCGGAAAAGAATATCATGTATTCGATGATGGTAAGATTAAACTTACTAGACATAGTATGGTTACTATAACAGAAATAATTCCTTTTAAAGAATGTAAGGATAATGAGTTAATATCTGATTGGACGCAAGAAGTCACAGACTGTTTTTGGTTATACGCTAACGAGACTGACTACTTTGTTAAAGCAGTAGGTGATGATGAAGAAGAACCTTCTTACTTCGTAAGAACTAAAGATGGTGGTTGGTTCTCATTAGGCTGGTTAGGTGCACGTCTTGATATTGACGGTTCATTATATAGTAAGATGTTAGAATGGTTTGGGGAGGATTGTTTAGAATGCTAGGACCTATATTTCCTTTACCTCAAGAAGAACTGGCATCTCATGATGCAGTACCAGAAACCTTAACTCAGTGTCGCTGTCATTATAACCCTCCAGTAAAGGAACATATTCACTGCCCTGACTTTGGTAAGTCAGACGGAACTAATGGCAGTTGCTGGTGGTGTATGGAGATGACACCTTATCAGTGGCATATGTGTTCTGATGAAACTTGGATTCGTGGATTGATTAATCCTTATGGTAAGCCTGCATGGGGTAAGTGTTTGACTAGAGAAGAGGCAGCACAATTTATTGAAGACTATAAGCAGAAGACACCTATGGGAAATGAACGCAGAACCTTTGAAGAGCTTACTGCAGTAAGAGAACTACATGTTGGTTCTAGACACTATTGTTCCAACTGTCATAAGCTTGCAGTTATGGAGGACTATTGTTCTAAGTGCGGTGCAAAGGTTATTAAGTAATATAGTAACAGCTTTCTTTACGAGAGCTGTTATTTTTTAATCCGCAGAACCGTATTATATTAATAAGAAGTAATAAGGAGACATAGATTATGGTATATAAGTATAATCAAAAGTGGCGCGACCTTCGAGGTCAGGATTCAGATGTCTGGGATGTGTGCGACCTTCCAGAAGAAGAAAAGAAGTTAGTATATAATATGCGTAAGAGTAAACCTATTGTTCCTTATACACTGGAAGTAGAGTGCACATCTTACTGGGGTAACTTTGAACGTGAGTTCCTCGGCTATGCTATTGGTATACTAGACGACTGCCAGATGCGTCTTGATCACTCAGATGAAGAACGCGCTCTGTTTTGGAAAGAAGTATTTAATAAGGAAGCTATTGACTTTGAGGAGGCCTCTGAATCGTATGAGCTCTATAGAGACTACTTACTTGAAACCTTCCAGGAGTGCGATGACTGGGAGCAGCTTACTTTCTATACTATTGACTGGGATATCCTTCATAAGAACGGCAGCAACGTTCTTAAGATCCAGTTGGTAAAGCCTCTTAGTCGTTACTGGGAAGAGATCATCATTCCTCGCATGAAGGAGTTCTTTAGTAAGAAGATTTATGAATACTTGAAGCCAGAGGACGACATCATTAGCATCACCCTCTGCGACCGCAAGGGCGATGTAGTAAAGGAGTATTAATATGGAGAATAGAAAGTTTACTATTGAATGTGAAATACCCGAACGCTGGGTTAATGACTTCTGCGCGATGCTAGAAGAGATGCAATACTTTGGCGAACAAGGACATAGTGGGGTAGTTGGTATCTATGCAGACGGCGATGGAGACTTCCGTCCTAGGTTTAATATCATGACTGAGTATGATTCTGCATGGGCTACACAAAAGGAAAAGTATAAACCTCTCACTATCTACGATGCGGGTTAAAGAGCATGGGTAGATTATCAGATTATAAGAAGACTACTACTAAAGAATGCTGGTACTGTGATTACTCTTATAAATGTCGTAAGGGACATCCATGCAACTGGTATAAAAGATTTGTTAAAAAAGTAGTAAGTAATAAAGGAGCACTAAAGAAATGCAAATCATAGAAACAGTTATTAATTTACTTCTTTCTTTTGTACCTGGCATTGTATTACATTATATAACGAATAGATAGGAGGATACTTCAGATGTGTGATTACTGTGATATGACAGATGTAAATGTAGAGCATGCCAATAAGGACTACTTTATCCATAAACCTTTTTTCTTAGTTAATGAACATACACATGAGCTTCTGAAAGCGAACGGTAATAATCCTGTACTATACTTAAGAGAGTATCGAGAAGTAGACCGCTGGTCCCTGATCTGTGAGTTCGCGGATGATACCGGTA